ATTGACCAGGCTCGTTATTTATTATTAAGTTTTGATGATTTTGATCATTCCATTCTGTTGCTTCTGGCATATAGAATCTTTGAGTTGGCTCATAAAATGTAAGAGAAGAATGATTTTTATTTTTAAGTACATAGTAAACAAAACTAAAATGGCTAGCTCCATGATCGTGAGCCGATATATGGTCACCTTTATCTGTGTATGCTACCCATGATTTTGTTATAAAATAATCAACATTTTTATACTTTAAATTTTTTAAAAATATATTTAAGTTTGTTTTAAGCTCATTAAAAAAAAGATCAAATTTTTTATTTAATTGTAATTGATCACCATATAAAGATTCAAAAGAATCTAATTGTCCTGCTTTATCAGAAGTAAAAGAAAAACCTGTTTGATGTGACTCATAGTATCTATTCCTATACTCTGGAGGACAAATATCTTTTTCAATTACAGGTATTAGTTCTTTATTTATTTTTTCAAAATTATTTAATTTTGATATACCTATAATGGATCCTAATATTCTAGCTGTCTCCATCAAGTTTACCTTGGTAATCAAACCAAATATAACTATTTAGTTTAGATAATAATTTTTCCATATCATTATCCTTTACCACATAAACAAGTGTTTCTGTACAAAAATCTTTAATAGCTTCGTATCTATGGTGACCATCTATCAAAACACCATTATTAACAACCAATGGGCATAACAAACCATTAAGTTTTATATCAATTTCTAGTTGATCTATAAGTTTTTGATTATTATTAGATTGATTAGGTTTTATATCTTGTAACTTATATCTGTGAAGTATTGAATTAAATATTATTTTTTGTGGTTTTAAAAACAATTATTGCACTCTTAAAAATCTATAAAATATTTCTCCATTACCACCAGCAGCACCATCTGTATTTCCTCCATTAACCTGAGCAGCTCCACCTCCACCACCAGATCCTCTTACACCTGCACTTCCATTTGTACCTGCACCAGAGGAAGATCCTCCAGCACCACCATTAATACCACCTGCTCCATAAGAATCAGCACCTTGAGACCCACCAATTCTACAGTTATCTCCACCACAGTTGCCATTATTAGAACCCACAAGACCGTTACCCGATTGATTAAAAGACCCAACGGGACCACTTGTTAGTGTTGTTACATTTTTTGTAGTGCCGTCAGAATCTCTAAAAGTTCCAGACGTAATTGCAGTACCATTAATAGTAGCTGAACCTGCAGCCCCTGCAGTATTAGATCTTAGAGGTCCTTTAACTCCTCCACCTGAATAAGATGCTGCTCCTCCTCCAGATAATGTAAATATTGCTCCTGCTGTTGAACCTGATAATGTTGTGCTTCCTCCACTTGAACCTCCCCCTCCACCAGTAAAAGTTGATCCACTGTTATCTGGATTACCTGAAGAACCTACAGCATAAGTTAATGTTTCACCTGCAGTTACAGAAAATATTTTATCTGATATAAAAGCACCCGAACCACCTCCTGCTCCTGCAGATTCACCACCAGCTTTATCATAATCAGCTCCTGTAACTCCACCTCCACCACCACCAACACTAGATTGTATATGAATTGCGTTAGCACCTTGAGGAACTGCAAAAGTTCCAGAGCCAGAATTTAATTCTTGAATAGAACCTGGAGTGAATGCTGCAAAGACTAGTTTCCAAACTCCAGAAACTTTACCATAGATTTCATCTGCTTCTTGCCAAGTACCTGATACTTTTCCGTATGCGTTATCTATTTCTTCGAATGTTCCTGAAACTTTAGCATAGGTATTAGCCATCTAAACTCCTATGTTGAATATTTAAACCAAATGTCTCCATCACTACCTCCTGATGGGGAAGATGTACTTATTGTAAATTTTCTTTGTAATTTATCGGCAGTCACTGCATTATCTGCAATCTTAGCTGTGCTTACATTTGCATTAGAAATGTTGACGGTCAAAACTGCATTATCTGCTAGTTGTGCGCTTTGAATTGCATCATCAGCAATTTTATCGTTGTTAACTGCATCATCAGCAATTGAAGTTGTACCTATTGTACCACCTAATGTATCTAGTGATACCTCATTTAAGTTTGTACCATCAGCATATGCTGCATAAATTTTTGAAGCATCTGTTGTAAATCCAGTTCCCGATGCAGTTTTAATCGTAAGGTTTGTTGGATTAGTAATTAATCTGCAATCGAATATATAAAATTTTTCTATAGAGTCTGGTATTGTTACTGTGGTTGCTCCTGATAATGTAATTGTTGCAAATTTAATTACCATATTTCTTGCAGTAGAAATAGATGCATTACTCATCACTAAGGCTGTAGTAGAACCGCTTGATAAAGTTATAGATTCAAAACCTGCTATTGCTTGTTGAACAAGTTCTAGATTTGTATTTGTTTTAGTTCCCCAAGTACCGGCATTCTCACCGGTAGCCATAAGTTCTAGTTTAAGATCTGACGAAAATGTTGATGCCATAATTTTGTATTATACACTTTTTAAGCTGCCTTATCAACTTCTGTCCAAGTGTTAGAAACTCCTTTATTTACTTCAGTCCAGGTGTTAGTTACATCTGGATCTACATTAGACCATGCTGTTACTAATGGGCTGTTTATACTAAATGTCATTTGTATCCCTGTAACTAAAACGTCCACTCCAGGGACAGCTACTACAGACCCAACAGAAGTCGCTGCAGAAATTCCTGTTAAGTTTACTTCATTAATTAATTCAACTTGTTCTTCTCCAAGTGATAATGTTCCTTGAACACCAGTTACACTTACATTTGCATCTCCTGTAACAGTTGGTATTGCACCAGCTGTCATTGTTAAATCATGCTCAGTAACAATAATACTTACACTACCACCAGCACTTACAGAGTAAGTACCAAGAGATAAACCTAATTGAGATCCTGTAACCGATATTGTTGCATTACCTACAAGAGATTCTTCTCCCATAGACATTGTTAACTGAGATCCAGTTACTGGTACTTCTGTAATTACATCATTACTTGTACTGCCTACTGATCCCGTTAATTGAGATCCTGTGACATTTACATTTGCATTTGCTACTACAGTTGAAGCACCAATAGAACTAGTTAGCTGTAAACCTGTAACGGCTACACTAGCATTAGTTCCTCCTAAAGAAGCTATCGGGGACTGTGATAAAGCTGTAATACCTAACATATAATATATCCTTAAAAGGAGACAGGGGGTATGTGGTGGTGCCCTGCCTCCATCTAAGAATTATATCATCGCTTAAACCATGAAGGAAGACCTAGATGAGGTCTTTTATCAAACATATTGTCCTTTGCACCTGGTGTTTTACGATTATTATAATGTAAAAAAACTTGTACACATTCTTTACCTTTAAATTTATTTCTCCAATGTTCTAATTCACATCCAGAATAAACCAACATATCTCCTGGTTTCAAATCTACTTTAACACCTTTGGCTTTACTTGCTCGAGTAATATCCTTACCATTTGGTATACCTACGTTTTCATTTGGACTTAAATATATTGGCCAATCATCACCACCTAAATTCATAGTAGTAGATATCTCACAACTAAATCTGTCTTTATGTCTTTTTAATTCATCACCTTTTTTATAGATTCTTGCATAAGTATATGCTGGATATAATTTTAACCCTGTTACTTCTTCCATTTTAGGTTGGCATTTAAGCATTAAAGTTTCCATAGCTATATTAGAATACTGACTGTAAGTTTCTGGTATCTGTTCGTCTTTACCTTCGTAGTAACCTATAATATTTTCAAAGGGTGAAATGTATCTAGCGTTTCTACAAGTATCATAAACTTGTTTCTGCATCATAAAATAATTTGCAACAAAGCTAGCTAGGTCTTTTGATATTGCTTGACGTATAACTGTATATTTTTTCTTTTTAAACATCTTTTGCCATTTCTTTTGGCACTGCTTGTATATTCCAATGTATAAACCTAAATGGTTCTATTCCAAAGTCTACACTAAACTCGTGTTCTAAAAATCCTGGAAAGATAAATAATGTACCAGGTATAGGTCTAAAGTGAATAAGTTCTGAACCTGGCCACACACCTTTTTGATTTGGTTTCATTTTTAATTTTGTAGCTCTTGCACCTGTTCTTGGTTCGTGAAATACAGGGTATGATGTTTTATCGCTACACTTTAAAAAGTAAAAACCCGATACGTGTTGGTTCCAATGTATATGTGCATTGTGATGTCCACCACCTTTTTTAGCAAACTCTTGTACCCACATCTCACTAAACATAGTTGTATACTGTTGCATATCAAAACCTTGATGATCTAAATATTCCCAAGACTTTTGACCAATGTAATTTCTAAAATCTAAAAAGTCATTGTCAGTTGTAAGTGGTGTTGAATGATATGATCTTCCAAAGTCACCGTGTTTTTTTATATGTGTTTTAGCTTCTGGAAAATTTCTAGCAGCTTTAATATATTTATTAGAAGCTTTGTTTAATGACTTAATAAACTCTGGTTTTTGTTCTGACCAAATAGTCGTGTTAAAGTAATTATTAATATACATATTATTTAAAAGGCCTTCCTAAATGCCAAACAACAAGACTATATCTTGTGCCTGATGTTACCGGTTTAACTCTATGCCACACAAATGAAGGAAAAACAATAATAGAACCTTTAGGTAAAATCTCTTTTGCTTTTCTTAAATGTTTACTTTCATCTCTCATATGTGGATCGTAGTTTCTAAAATCAAATTCTAACTCACCACCTTTATATTCTGAACCATCTGTTAACTGACAAGTCATAGATAGTTTTCTAATTCTGCCGTGCTCTGGATGGTTTGGGTCTTTCCTGTCATAAGGTTTATCCCAACTATCACAATGCCAATCATAATATTGATTGTGTTTATATTTTGTAAACTGACAAGATTCGGATCTTTCCCAATCAAAGTTCCAACCAGCATTTCTATTTGCTTCGTGCACATACGGATGTAATTCTTTGTATATCCAAGTATCATTTAACCAAACTAAATCAGAGTTTCTTTTTCTTTTTAAATCTTTTATTTCTTCTTTTTTTAATTTTTTATCACCATAACCACCTGTTCTAGCCATTACTTCTTCTTGTGAATTTGCATAAGCTATTACATCGTCACAAAACTTTGGTGTAAGTGCTGAAGGAAAATGCCAATAATAATTAGATATATTCATAGGTAATTGTTTGAACAAAATTCAAACTATCTTTCTGATCATTCGATACAATATACATATTTGTAGATGGAAACATTATAAATTTATTATTTGTAAGTTCTATGTCCCAACTTCTTCCTTTACGTCTATTGTCATCAAAATGTATTCTTACCCAACACTTATCAACTTTAACTCCATAAAGCATTGTAAAATCAGGTGAGTTTCGAAGATCTACTGGATCAATATTTAATAAAGGTTTAGATATTTGATTTGGTTTATATATAGCACCCCAAGAATTTTTATTAATTAAAGCAATATTATATTCAAGACCAATATAATCTCTCATATAAGTATTCAACATATCCCAAGTTCTTGAAAATGGAAATTGTTTATTAGTAAATGAGGATTGTAAAATATCGTTAGTAAGTTTTTTTTGGTCTATCTCAAAACCTTTTGGCATATTTACATCACCAAAGTATAAACTTTGTTCACTTAAAACATTCTTTTGCATACCACCACCATATATAAATTATGCTTTTAAGTCTGTCAAATCCCAAGTTGTGTTAGTTTCATTCCATACGTAAGACCACATATGAGTATTAGCTGCATTTTGTGATTCTTGTTCAGCTGTTAATGCTGGAGCATCGCCGATTGGTGATTTCCAAGAAGCTGATTCGTTATG